ACTAACTGCCGAAACTGCGGCAATCTTATTTGGGCAGGGGTCAGTGCAACCAGTCGGTGCGACATTAAACTTGATACGAACCGACTCAATCTTGCAGATGAGATCGTGGCATTGACCGCTGGCATCGCCACCTATGAACTCCACCGCACCGCCGTTTCATTTGAGGCAACAAGAAGGATGGCAACGCGGATGAGTGTGGCAGCGCCGATTGTCGTTGCCACCCACACTTGCAGGCCGATAACTGTATTTGCTGAACAACCGCCTGATTACTTCAACCGCCCAAAGTTATCCACAACCAGTGAGAAGGTGCCATTTTGAACTGCAACATCTGCCTGCGCCCAGCCAATGAATCTATCGTGTGCCGCCGATGCCATCAGGCAATAATTGTGTGGCTCACAAATATCCCTGATCTGCAGTATCAGGCAGGTTTTCACATTGCACCAGGCAGGTCGGGGTCAGGGGCGGCATCGGCTGAAAGGTCAATTGGGGTCAATGTCAACGCCCTAGATTATTCAATGGCAATTGAGTTACTAGGCATCTTGCATAGTTGGGAGTCAGAGATTCGCGCCGCTAGACGGCTGACACCGCCCGCGCTATTGAAGAAGGAACCAACAACCGATATGGAAGTGCAGGTTGCCTGTCAGTTCCAACTTGCCCACCTTGAGTGGACACTAGGCCAAGAATGGGCATCAGACTTTTACAATGAGATCAAAGAGCAACACGCAAAAGGGATGGCAGCAGCGAAGCAATTTGTTGAGCAACCGCGCCGCATCCCCTGCCCTACCGATGATTGCCATAAGTTCGTGGTCATTGATGCAGAAAACCTTATGAGCGATGTGAGTTGCTTTGGATGCAAACAATCGTGGACAGTGCTGCGCCTTGTAGCTTTAGCAATGAGCAACCCAAGCCGTAAGTTCTTTTTAGATGTTGAGGCAATCGCATTGTGGCTAGGGATAACTCAACGCCAAGTGTATAAGATCGTAAAGGCTAACAACATTGATCGCCGTGGCAGTTTGTATGATTTGGCTGGGGTCATTGCCAACAGATAAAACTTGACAGAAAAGTTCACAATCTCTTGCTACACTTTCGTTAACAGGTATTGCTATCTAATCACACCGCCCAGCCAATAGGTTGGGCTTTACTTATTTATGGATGGATATGGATACCGAAACAATCGAAGAAATAGATGAGGCGTTATCACACGCTATCACTACACGCGCCAATGCAATTGATTCCAAGAAACACATCGTTGATAAGTTCATTGACGATTTACTTGATAGCCGATTGGAGCTGACCAAATGCTAAGCATTGCGGTAACAGTTGGTGATGTATCAACAGACATTGTGACAGATCAGCCAATGTCATTTGAGGGAATCGAAACATTGTTAGTCAGAGCAACTAACTCAACTCTTGATGCTTACAATCGTTATGTGGTTGTCAATGAGGATTTGGAATCTTTAACAGAGGATGATGAGTAATACACAGGTTTGTGTTAAATGTAAGATAGATAAAGATTTAGATGCTTACCATGCAGACAGACGGACAGGCAACCGCAAACGAAATGTTTGTATTGATTGCAGAGAATCACAACGCAAGATAACTAACCTTTCAACATTTGATTATGCAAAGTTATTAGTAGAGCAAAACAATTCTTGTGCTATATGTGGAGTTGAAGCAACAGGATTAAAGCGTGAGTTAAGTGTTGATCATAACCACGAAACAAATAAGATACGCGGTTTGTTATGTCATCACTGCAACATTGGATTAGGTAACTTCAAAGACAGCACAACATTGCTATCAGTTGCCATTGAATACTTGGAGCGAACAGATGGTGTTGCCTAGACCTTGTGCTGGATGTGGTCGTGTAGTGCGAGCAAGTAGATGTGTTGAATGTCAGCGCATTAAAGATAGAGGCCGCCCCACCCGTACCCAGCGTGGCTACGATTATCAATGGAACAAGCTAAGCAAGTATTTAAGACAGCAGCAACCTTATTGTTCTATACCAGGTTGCAAGAATAAAGATTTAACAGTTGATCACATTATTCCTTTGAGTGATGCCCCCCACCTACGCCTAGAGGTCACAAATCTCAAAGTTTTATGTCGGATGCACAACTCACGCAAAGGCAACTCGTAGCACACCCCCCGCTGGCAACCCCCCGTACAGGTACAAAGTTGCCTAAGCGTGCGGGGTATAAACCCCGATGCCCTGCAGAGGCACATCGCCGAAGTTTTGGGGGTGGCGGGTTTGAACTGGTTTGAACTGGTTTGAACTGATTTGTACCAAATGTCCGAATTTGAAAAAGCAAGGTAATCGAAACTAACGGGGGCGTTAGATTCCTGAGCGAATGGAAACAAGTGAGCGCAGCAAAGCCGAATGAAGTAAAGAGAAAGAACGGAAACCCAGGCAAACAGAAACTGCCTGATCTCAAGAATGTAATTGCATTGCCACAAATCAAAAGCGATGCGCCATTGCACCTTAGCGCCGCTGGCAAAAAGTTGTGGACAGATGTGCGCGAGATAGCACCGTGGATTGCAACCAGCGATAGTAAGTTGCTCATTGAACTTTGTGAAAAGATGGATAAGAAGTACGAGCTACAGGCGAAGATGGCTAAGTCAGAGTTTGTCTTATTCACTGATAAGGGTTACGCCTATGCGAATCCTTTGTTTGGAATGTTGAACACTGTTGAAGGTGATGTTATTAAACTGCTATCGCTTCTTGGCTTAACGCCAATTGATCGCAGTAAGTTGGGGGTTGCTGAAGTAACGGCTAAGGGCAAGTTGGCCCAGTTGTTAGAGCAGCAAAAAAAGAATGGCTGATGTTGCAGGTTGGCCACCGCGCTGGTTAACTGAAGTGCCACTTGCAGATCAGATGCGTGGCGATGGCGAGTTGTATGCAAACTTTGCCGAAGCCGTTTGCAGGGTAACAAAAGATTCTGTTGCATCACCTGCAGGCAGGTTGCTTGAACTGCGCCCGTGGCAACGCGAGTTACTCAAACACATTCTTGCCCGCCGTGAGGATGGCAGATTTACACACCGCACCGCCCTGGTTGGTATGTCGAGAAAAAATGGCAAGAGCGCACTGGCAGCTTCAATGGGCTTGGCTGGTTTGACACTTGGCGGCAACGGTTCAGAGATTTATTCCTGCGCTGCAGATCGTGACCAGGCACGCATTGTGTTTGGAACTGCCAAGCGGATGATTGAAATGGACTCAGAACTATCCTCAATGTTTACGCTATACCGCGATGCCATTGAGTTCAAAGATAAGGGCAGCGTTTACCGCGTACTTTCTGCAGAGGCTTATTCTAAAGAAGGCCTTAACCCTTCACCGCTTGTAATCTTTGATGAGGTTCACGCCCAACCTAGTTGGGAATTGTGGAATGTGCTTAGCCTTGCAGGTGGTGCGCGTGCCGATTCACTTCTCTTGGGCATCACAACTGCAGGTGTTAAGACACAAAGCAACGGCCAAGATTCTCTTTGTTATTCTCTTTACCAATACGGCCAACAGATTGTTAAGGGTGAAAAGAAGGATTCAACATTTTTCTTTTCGTGGTGGGAGCCAACACAACCTGAAGCCGATCACCGTGACGAATCAAATTGGCTTGAGGCAAATCCTGGTTATGATGATTTGCTAGACAAGCAAGAGATGCAGAGCGCGGTTTTACGCACACCTGAAGCTGAGTTTCGTACCAAACGCCTGAACTGTTTTGTCAGTACCTCAGTGGCGTGGTTGCCAACAGGTGCTTGGGAAGCACTTGCAGACAAAGATAGATTTCCTGAACCTGGCGAAGATGTAATTCTTGCCTTTGATGGTGCTTTTTCTAATGACTCAACTGCACTTGTGATGTGGTTATTGGGTGGCGAAAAGCCTCACCTGATGGTTGTTGGATTATGGGAACGCCCCGATGATGCTGAACAGGGCTGGCACATTCCAGTTGCTGAAGTAGAACAAACAATTGTCAGCACATTTAGGGATGAAAGATTCAATGTTAAAGAAATCGTATTCGACCCAGCCCGCTGGCAAAGAACTTTTATGGTTCTTGATGAAGAAGGCTTGCCAGTTGTTAGTTACCCCAACAGTGCTGCAAATATGGTACCCGCAAC